AGATGGAGATGAGATTGAGGTGCAATTAGCAGGGACATTTGCTGCTGATAGATTTATCGTTATCAAAAACAAATCCAAGAGTCCTGTTGTAAGTGCTGCACCACATCCTTATTATGATTATGAAAAGAAAAAGTTTTTGGAAGATGGTAGAGAGCAATACATGAAAGAGTGGACAAAGCAAGAGGGGGAGAAATGATTTTTAAAATTGGATTCCTCATCATGTTTTTTAACGAAGGTTTCGTTATGATGAGACATGTATCACCTTTCTTTGCTAGACTAAGAGATAAGGTTATCAAGAAGTTGGGTGAGAATATATGGTATAGACTGCATGGCACTCTAGACTATCTCTGGATGGGTCTAGTAACACTAGGGTTGATTGTAAATCCTAATAGGATGGCACATTTCATAGCACTGTGTGTGTTTTGGTTGGGTGCATTTATGATCTTCTATCTGCCACGTTGGATCATGATGGATATTAAGAGTAAGCAGGGGCACAATGATTGAGACATTCTTAGGATCAGCAGCACAAACACTTTTTGTCTTGGTAATCTTCACTGCAGGTGTAGTGTTTGGATACTGGGCAAGAAAGAATGAAGAATGATTTAGAGTTAGAGCATCTACTATTTGTAGACCGTCAGTGTAGGAGATGTCTTAGGACGTTTGACCTCATTGACGGTTTTTATTGGACTAGGAGAGACAGAGGACATATACCATCCGCATATTCATATGAGTGTAAGGAATGCACAGTTAATAGAATTAGGAAGAATAGAAAGAAAAAAATCAAACGTAAAGAATGTGACTATCCTGACTGGTAGTATGCTCACGTCACGTTTCCCCTCTGAAAACATGAGTTTTTCTAAATACTAATAGCATCCGTATTGACCCGTTCTAGGAGTATACAAACATGGCATCAACGCAGCTTTCACCAGGTGTTGTTGTACTGGAAAGAGATCTAACTAACGTTGTTAACGCTACAGTAGATAATGTAGCATCACTCGTTGGTAGTTTTGAAAAAGGACCAGTAGAGCAAATTACCTCGGTAACTAGTGAGAAAGAGCTTCTCGCAATATTTGGTAGACCAAATAACTCAAACTTTGAGTATTGGTTTAGTGCAGCACAATACCTTCTTTATGGTGGCACCATGAAGATTGTCCGTGCAATGAGCAACTCACTTAAGAATGCCATTGACACAGCACAGTTTACTAATACTACATTCAGTGCTACTGATACAACTCTAACGGTTACTTCTACAACAGACTTTGACGTTGCAGACCTTTTATTGATCGACGCTGAAATCGTATCAGTCGGATCTGTAAACGGAAACGATGCGGTTGTTACTCGTGGACAACTACAGACATCTGGAGTTTCACACGCAGCAGGATCACAAGTTACACTGATTGAAACAGCAGGATCTACTTCAACAGTTAACGAAGGCGGGACATTCACTGACTCAGATACAACATTATCGGTTGCTTCAGTTGCTACTCTTGGTGCAGGTACTAACTCATACATCAGAATTGACGATGAAATCCTTCAAGTCTCAGCTGTCGTAGGTAACGACCTAACTGTGACTCGTGCAGCATTAAGCACTACTGCAGCAGCACACACTGATGGATCAACAATCACACTCCTAACTGTCTCAAGTAATAAGACAACAATTAATGAGCAAACATCTACAGGTGTTACTTCTCCATTAATTAAGAATCTTGACGCTTACGAGTCAACAGTTAAAGATGCTTCTAACAACTGGAAGTGGGCAGGTAAAACAGCAGGCACACACGGAAACAGTCTTAGAGTTGTAATGACTGACGCAGGTGCAGACCAAGTGCTATATTGTGCACAACCAGGATCTGCTGAGTGGGCATTTACAACAGGTGCGGAGATTTCTTACTCTGCTGCTAACATCTACGGTAAAGTTTATTCTTACACTGTAGTGCTTACACTTGAAGAGAATGCAACTCTAGTTGGTAACTTCGTTGCTTCTAACTTCTACACTGGTCTTTCTGGTAACATCACTGGTGGTATCGTTGCATACGACAAAGAGACACAGAAAGTTGAAATCAGTGTTGATGGCACTGCATCAGACTACTGGGAAGTTGGCGACACAATTACTGAGTTGGCAAACAACGGTGGATCACCTGGATCTGCAACTGGCACATCAGGTAAGATTGCATCTATCTCAAGAGAATTAAGAGTATCTCTAAACAAAACATCACCTCTATTCCAAGCAAACCAAGTTGTTGTTGACGGAAACGCTGCTAACGTATCTGCTATCGCAGTCGGTAGTGACTATGAGTCAAGAATGTATGGTTACAACGAGAAGTGGATCAACATCGCTCCTCGTCCTTCTACATCTGCATGGGCAGATGACCGTGGTGGATACAGAGATCTACTACACGTACTTGTCTTAGATGGCGACGGTGCACTAACAGGCACACCAGGAGCACTTCTAGAGAAGTTTACAAACCTTTCAAAAGCATCAGACGCTAAGTCACCACAAGGTGAGTCACTATACTACGTCGATGTTTTGATGAATCAATCCTCCTATATTTACTGGGGATCTCACGAATCTGCTAACATCTTTGACCGCTCAGGCACAGCCGACGGATCATGGGGTGGAAGCGTAACTAACCGTGACTTTGACTTGATCAAGGCAGACGCTGCACTTTACGGTGGAGACAACATTACTGGTCTTGATCCAAATAGTATTCCTGTTATCGGGACTAAGAATAACGGCACCATCAAGTATCACCTACAAGGTGGAGTAGATGGATACACTGTTGACAGACCTTCACTTCTTTCTGGATATGATTTATTCGGAGACGCTGAAACTGAGGAAGTAGATTACGTCCTCATGGGTCCTTCAATGAGCAACCTAAGTGATACAATCGCTAAGGCACAGAAGGTTATCGATATTGCAAGCACTCGTAAAGATTGCATGGCATTCATCTCACCTTACAGAGGTGACGTGATCGGAATCTCTTCCACTACAGATATTGTTGACAAGACTATTAGTTTCTTTGATCAACTATCATCTAGCTCATACGCAGTATTTGACAATAACTACAAATACATCTATGACCGTTACAACGATGTCTATCGTTACATTCCATGTAATGCTGACGTTGCAGGTCTAACACTTAGCACAACTCTAAATCAGGAGCCATGGTTCTCACCTGCAGGTTTCAATAGAGGTCAACTTCGTAACGCAGTTAAACTTGCTTACTCACCTCTAAAGGATCACAGAGACAGACTATACGCTGCTAGAGTCAACCCAGTTGTTGCATTCCCTGGCGAAGGAATCGTCCTCTTCGGAGACAAGACTGCACTATCATATCAGTCTGCATTCGATAGAATCAACGTAAGACGCCTCTTCTTAGTATTAGAAGGAGCAATCGCACAGGCTGCTAAGACACAACTTTTTGAATTGAATGACGAGTTTACTCGCCAAGGTTTCAAGAATATCGTAGAACCTTTCATGAGATCCGTACAATCACGTCGTGGTGTTACTGATTTCTTGGTTGTATGTGACAGCACAAACAACCCACCTGAGTCTATTGACAGAGGTGAATTCTACGCAGAGATCTTCATCAAACCTACTAGATCTATTAACTTCATCACACTTACATTTACAGCAACAAGGACAGGGGCTAGTTTCTCTGAGGTTGCAACCTAAGTAAACCGTGCTACGACTTCGTAGTCAATTCACAAAAATAGGAGACATTTAAAATGGCAATTAATAACGTCGAAGGGGGGCAGATTAACTCTCCTATTTTCGACTTTAGAAATAAGATTGGGGATCTTGCCCGCCCTAATCTCTTCCAAGTAGAGTTAACTTTCCCTCAACTTACAGGCACTGCAAACATCGGAGGAAGCGGTGGTGCAGCAGACGCAGCAGAAACAGAAGCAGCAAGTGCACCTTTCGGTGGAAACCTTGCAACACTTCTAGTTAAAGCAGCAAACATTCCCGCATCTACTGTTGGTGTAATTGAAGTTCCTTACAGAGGAAGGACAATTAAAATCGCAGGAGACAGGACATTCGAGCCATGGACAGTTACAGTCCTTAACGACGCTAACTTCGTGATTAGAAATCAGTTGGAGAATTGGTCTACACAGATCCAAGCACTACAACAAAACTTCCAGTCATTTGATTCACCTGCTAACTATCAAACTGCAGCGATCGTCCGTCAGTATGACAGACAATCTGAGCAAACTAGAGCATACAAGTTTGAAGGTATCTGGCCAAGTAACATCTCAGCAATCGATCTTGCATGGGATAGCAACGATACACCAGAAGAATACACAGTTGAGTTTCAGGTTCAGTACTGGACTTATGCGTCAGACGTTAACGCAGCACACCACGTTCCTAAAAACTAGTTTTTGGAAGTCGCTAAATAACTATAACCTAGTTACATTTTTGAATGGCACAATTATTTGGTTATTCTCTTGATCGCAAGAAGAAGGGCTCTGGGAAGATTAATCCCAAGGGTCCTTCTTTCGTGCGTAAAGATAGTGAAGATGCTGCCGAACCTATTGTAGCAGGTGGTTATTTCGGACAGTACGTGGACTTTGGTGACAAAGAGTCATCTAAAGGCACGGAAATGGATCTCATTGGTAGATATCGTGAGATGAGTTTGCACCCAGAAGCGGATGCTGCTATCAACGATATTGTAAATGAGGCTATAGCTGGCGAGTTGGATGATCATCCTATTGACATTGAGTTGTCACACCTGCAGGCAAGCGATTCTTTGAAGAAAAGAATCAGAGAGGAGTTTGAAAACGTCCTTTCTCTATTAGATTTTGATAGAAGAGCATACGATATATTCCGTAGATGGTATATCGATGGTAGACTTTTCTACCACAAGATGATTAATCCCGAGAAACCTTCTGAAGGTATTACGGAATTAAGATACATCGACCCTCGTAAAATCAAAAAGGTTGTTGAATTTGACAGAGGTAAAGGTGCATCAGGTCTAGCAAACGGACCTGGCGATCCACAGGGAGATTCCTTAGTCCCTAAATCTCTAGAGTATTACATATATGCTCCTAAAGGATTGCGTGGATTTGAAAATAAAGGTGTGAAGATTGCACCTGACGCGATCACCTATGTCCACTCTGGTAAGAGGGACATGAATAGAAATATTGTCTTATCTCATCTACATAAGTCAATCAAGGCACTCAATCAACTTAGAATGATTGAGGATTCTCTGGTTATCTATCGTCTATCCAGAGCACCCGAAAGAAGAATCTTCTATATCGATGTAGGAAATTTACCTAAACAAAAAGCAGAGCAATATCTCCGCGAGGTAATGAGTCGATACAGAAACAAACTAGTGTATAACGCAGACACTGGGGAGATTCGAGACGACAAGAAATTCATGTCTATGCTAGAAGATTTCTGGCTACCAAGACGTGAAGGGGGCAGAGGCACAGAGATCTCTACACTACCAGGTGGACAAAACCTAGGTGAGTTAGAGGATGTAAAGTATTTCCAAAAGAAACTTTACCGCTCACTTAACGTCCCCGAGTCTAGATTAGAATCAGACAACACCTTCAACGTTGGTAGATCCGCAGAGATCACCAGAGATGAAGTTAAATTCCAAAAATTCATAGTCAGACTCCGCAAAAGATTTAGCGATCTTTTCAGCGATCTACTTAAAACCCAACTAGTCCTTAAAGGAGTTATTTCCTTAGAGGAATGGGAGGACATGAAGGAGCATATCCAATACGATTACGTTGCAGATAACTACTTCTCAGAGCTTAAAGCACAGGAAATCTTAACAGAAAGACTTGCTTTGCTACAACAAATGGATCCTTTTGCGGGCAAATACTTCTCACTTGAATATCTAAGACGTCAAATTCTCCGTCAAACAGAGAATGAATTCAACGAAATAGATGAGCAAATGGCAGAAGAGATAAAAGCAGGAATGTTAGTCTCTCCAGTGCAAATGCAGCAACTAGAATTGCAGCAAATGGAGATGGCATTACAACCCCCAGAGCCTCCTGCAGAGGAGCAAGGGATCGATCCCGCAGACTACGATAAAGGAAATATATAAATAACTACATATTTTATTATTGTTATGCCTACTCAAGCAGCCCTAGATATTGTTAATGCACTCTTCTCAGGAAAGAAAGACGTAAGTGATTACGTCGCAACTGGAATGAAAGATGCTGCTGTAGACTCTATCGATGCTAGAAAAGCAGAGGTTGGTAAAACTATTCTTGCTCCTGAGCCTCCCGAAGTGGAAGAGCCAGAAGCGGAAGAGCAACCAGAAACACCTCAAGCGTCAACTGAGACTGAAACTGAAGTAACACCAGAGGAATCAAAAGATGAAACTGATCAGGGAGGAAATTGAAACCGCTAAGGTTTTAATCACCGAAGGAAAAGATGGAAAGAAAAGACACTTCATAGAAGGTGTGTTTCTTCAAGGTGCGATCAAGAATCGTAATGGTCGTATGTATCCTATCCCTACACTTCAGAGAGAAGTTGATAAATATAACGAATCTTATATTAAGAAAGGACGTGCACTAGGAGAGTTGGGTCATCCAGACGGACCGACTATCAACCTCGACCGCGTGTCACATCTAATCACATCCCTTAAAAATGAGGGAAACAATTTTGTTGGAAAAGCGAGAATCCTCGACACTCCTATGGGTAACATTGCTAAGAATCTTCTAGACGAAGGTGTAAAACTTGGCGTTTCCTCTAGAGGACTGGGGACTATCAAAGAAGAAAATGGTATGAAAGTCGTAATGGATGACTTCATGCTTGCAACTGCTGCTGATATTGTTGCTGATCCTTCCGCACCTGATGCTTTTGTAGATGGTATCATGGAAGGAAAAGAATGGATCTATGCAAATGGAGCCGTCACAGAGCAAACAATCGAGCAAATCAAACATAGAATTGATAATGCAGAGAGGTCACAAATGGAGGAAAGGAAGCTTTCCGCGTTTAATGACTATCTTCAAAGTTTCTAATATATAAATAACTATAGCAATTACCGCCCTTTGTACACTTAGGAGACCATGATGTCTAAAATTGATAAAAAATCACTGGATGAAAACGCTGTGACAGCGAATGCGAAACCAGCTGATCCTATGCCAAAATCTGAAGCAGGCACACCAGGTCAACCTGGTTACCAAGATCTTGGTGGACCTACACCTATGAATTCCAAACCTGATGATGACTCTAACAAGTACAAAACAGGTGGCGGACCTACTGCAACACCTCCTGCAACTAAACCATCTGATGCAAGTGGACAAACAGTAGATTCAATGAAGGGCGATGTTAAAGCGGGACATGAGCCTGAAGGTGAAGTAATTGCTGAGGACGAGAGCGAGAAGGAAGTGATCGAAGTAGATCTTTCTGCAGACGTTCAAGCCCTAACAGAAGGCGAAGACCTAAGTGAAGAATTCAAAGAGAAAGCAAAGACTATCTTTGAAGCAGCGGTCGTATCTCGTCTAAACGAAGAACTAGGACGCATGCATGATGAGTATGCAAAAGTCTTAGAAGAAGAAATTGAAAAAGTCAAGTCTGACCTTGCAGAAAAGGTTGACGACTACCTCTCATATTCAGTTAAAAACTGGATCGATACCAACTCCCTTGCTATTGAGCACGGTATCAAGAATGAGATGGCAGAAAACGTCCTTGACGGAATCAAAAAAGTTTTCGTGGAGAATCATATTGAGCTCCCCGAAGAGAAGCTTGATTTAGTAGATGAAATGACATCTCAACTAGATCAAATGGAAACAAAGCTCAACCAGTCAATCGAAGAGAACGTTACTCTTAACAAAGAGATTGGCACCTACATTAAGAATGGGATTGTGAATGAAGCGTCCGAGGGTTTGACCCTTTCGCAACGCGAAAAATTGTCTGCTCTCGCAGAGGCTGTTGAGTTTAATGATGCTGAGAGTTACAGAAAGCAAATTGATACACTCAGGGAATCTTATTTCTCATCTAAGTCACCAGAAGCTGCAACTGCACCTTCCGCTGATGTTGATGTAGAAAACGTAGAACCTATCAATGAGGGTATGGATGCTTATGTAAAAGCTCTCTCCCGTTGGTCCAAATAATTAACCCATTTTCCTAATAGAGGTATAACCAAAATGTTCAATTCTGAGCATCTACAGGAGAAGTGGTCACCTATTCTTACACATGGCGATCTCCCAGAGATTAGCGATAACTATAGAAAGGCAGTGACTGCAGTCCTCCTTGAGAACCAAGAGAAATTTATTAAGGAAGAAGCTGGCGTATTGACCGAAGCCGCTCCTACTATGTCTGCTGGTACAGCAGGTTTCAGTGGTAGTAGCACAGCTACAGGTCCAGTCGCAGGTTTCGACCCAGTTCTCATTTCATTGATCAGAAGATCAATGCCTAAGTTGATCGCTTACGATATCGCAGGCGTACAACCAATGACAGGTCCTACAGGACTTATTTTCGCAATGAGATCACGCTACGGCACAAACCGTACAGCAGGATCAGAAGCATTCTTCAACGAAGCAGACGCAGAATTCTCTGGAGAGAACGCAGCATCTGACCTCGGACAGTCTGCACAATCAGGAAGCAACCCTGGTCTTCTTAACGACTCTGGTACATACACCACTAACACTGGTATGACCACAGCTCAGGCAGAAGCATTGGGTGATGCATCTGGTAACCAGTTCGCTGAGATGAACTTCAGCATTGAGAAAGTTACTGTGACTGCGAAGTCCAGAGCACTCAAGGCAGAGTATTCTCTAGAATTGGCACAAGACCTTAAGGCAGTTCACGGTTTAGACGCTGAGTCTGAATTGGCAAACATTCTTTCAACAGAAGTACTTGCTGAAATCAACCGTGAAGTTGTAAGATCTGTATACAAAGTCGCAAGACCTGGTGCACAGAATAACACAGCAACTGCAGGTGTATTTGACCTAGACGTTGACTCCAACGGTAGATGGTCAGTTGAGAAGTTTAAAGGTCTTCTATTCCAGATCGAAAGAGACATGAATGCTATCGGGCATGAAACTCGTCGTGGGAAGGGTAACATCCTCATCTGCTCAGCAGACGTGGCTAGTGCTCTATCAATGGCAGGTGTGCTTGATTACACTCCAGCTCTTGCAGGAAACAGTAACTTGCTTCCAGATGACAACAGCAGCACTCTTGCTGGTACATTGAATGGTAGAATCAAGGTTTATGTTGATCCATATTCAGCAAACGTAAGTGACAGACACTTCTACGTTGGTGGATACAAAGGATCATCTGCATATGATGCAGGAATCTTCTACTGTCCTTATGTCCCACTACAGATGGTCAGAGCTGTGGGTCAGGATACATTCCAGCCAAAAATCGGGTTTAAGACTCGTTATGGCATGGTTGCTAACCCATTTGCTGAAGGCACAGACCAAGGTGGCGGAGATCTTGATCCTAACAAGAACCGTTACTACAGACGTGTGCTAGTTGACAACCTAATGTAAATTGTCAGGATACATTGACTTGGGCAGGTCTAACGACCTGCCTTTTTTATTAGGCAACATAAATACAGCAACTGACGAGATAGACATGGTAGCAGAGGTTACATACTACGTTATGCTCTTCCTTCTTTTAGGATTGTTTACCATTTACCTATTGCGTTTAGGAGCATAATATAGTAAGATATAAAAAACTTATCTAGTATGCCCAGAAAAGATTTAGATCGACTTGATGATCTCATAGATGACATCGAGAAGATGAAAAACAAAATTACAGGAATTGTAGACGTCACGGATTCTCCGAAGGACTGGGAAGATTTCTGGTATCACTCCAAGGACATCAATGATAAACAAACTAATCAGTGAGTTTCCTCGCACAGACGTTGTAGACATCGGCATGACCGAAAAAAAGATACGGCAGGTATCCTATACAAAAAGTGAAGTTGATGCTATGATAGCATCTGCTGTAGATACTGCTGTCTCTGAGGCGAGACGCATTGATGAAGAATCAATGAAGAAGCACAATAGAGATGCTACTGTTATCTCTATGATTCTAGGATTCACAGCACTTGCATTATTTGTTGATGGATTGTTGAGGATGTTAGGTATCATTCCTCCATTCATGCACATCGACATTAACATTTTAGATAAGGTCGTCGAGGCAGTTAAAGAAGACCTAAGCAATAACATTATCGCACCAATACACCGTTTTCATGGATTACGACACTAGCATATTATTAATACAGTTTATTAGAGGAATTACAGTCGGATTATTTGCACACTTCATACTGAAGGTGATCTTCGACTTGTACGATATAAATAATGACGACGACGATGACGATCCCGAAGGTGGTCTCATGTCGCCTGTCTACATGGGTGCCTAATGACTAACGCTTGGAATTCACAGATTGAAAATAGAAACTTCTTATCACCACTTGGGTTTAAGATGGTGATGCCTAAGTTTCCTAAGGTCGTGTACTTTAGTCAGTCTGCTGCTATTCCTGCAATCTCAATCACACAACCCATGCAGTCCACAAGGTATGGACGTCAGTTACCTCTAGAAGGCACATTTCAATACGAAGATTTTGAAATGTCTTTCATAGTAGATGAGGATATGGAAAACTATCTCCTACTACACAACTGGTTGCGTGCTCTCGGTGTCCCCGAGAAGTCAAAAGAAAGGACAACTTTTATAGATTTTATGAAGTCTAGATTCCAATACGATTCAAAGGACTGGGATCTGATATCTGCTGACGCATCTTTGACAGTGCTTAACAGTAACTTCAATGCAAATTTTAACATCGTATTCAAAGGATTGTTTCCTGTCTCCTTGTCAGGATTGGATTTTGATGCTACAATAGATGGCACACAGTACGCTACTGCCAATGCCACGTTTAAATATATCTTGTATGAGATTCAGAGTGGTGAGACTAACGTACGCTCCACAGCATTAGAGTAATGAATCTCGAAAAAATTGAAGAGATGTGGGAGAAGGACTCAGAGCTCCATAGGGAGTTGCCTGAGCTTTTGGCAAACGACTCGTTAGCGTCTGCTAAACTACACTCTAAGTATTTGAAATGGTTGAATCAATTCCGACTGATGCTTTCAGAAGCAGAGAGTAAAAGGAATCTAATAAGACTACACAAGTTTGAATATTTTTCTGGTAAAAGACCAGACGAAGAAGGAAAGATATACCCACTTAAAGTATTAAAATCTGATATCGGTCTATACTTAGATGGCGATAAGGATTTGTCTCGTGCAAACGCTAAGATCCACTACCTCGAAACTTGTATAAATTGTTGTGAGAGGATTCTTAAACAGATAGACTCGAGAGGGTTTGCTATCAAGAATGCATTTGACATCATCAAATACTATGACATACGTTAGCAAGAAAAATGAAGTTTATTTAAAAGTAGAAACAGAGGAGCACATCCATAAAGAGTTATCAGAGTATTTTTGTTTTGATGTGCCTAACGCTAAATTCATGCCACACTATAAGAAACGTGTGTGGGATGGAAAGATAAGATTATATTCACCTGGCACAGGTGAGATCTATTGTGGTCTCTATGACTACCTAGAAGAATTCTTTAATAACAAACACTATAAGTATGTCATTAAACAGAGTGACTACTATGGTATACCAGAAGAGGAAGAAGATTATGTCACACCTGAAAGCACAGCGTCTTTTGTTAGGTCTTTGGGTCTCCCTTTCACAGCAAGGGACTACCAGTTACGAGGCATATATCAAGCACTTAAGTCGCGTAGGAAGCTTCTACTATCCCCCACAGGATCAGGGAAATCCCTAATCATCTATGCACTAGTGCGTTGGTATCTACAGAAAGGACTAGATGTATTGATTATTGTGCCTACCACATCACTGGTAGAGCAAATGTATAAAGATTTTGAAACTTATGGTTGGAAAGCAAGTGCATACTGTCATAAGATTAGAGCAGGTAGAGAGAAATATGTTGACGATCCAGTAATTATATCCACATGGCAGAGTATATACAAAGAAGGTAAAAATTTCTTTGAGAGGTTTGGTGCTGTCATAGGAGACGAAGCACATCTATATAAAGCAAAATCATTGTCGGGTATCCTCACTAAAATGGTGGATACTAAGTATCGTGTTGGGTTAACAGGCACACTTGATGGGTTACAAACTCACCAATTAGTATTGGAAGGTCTGTTTGGTAGTGTGGATCAGGTTACAAAGACTAAGGATCTTCAAAAGAAAGGACATCTCACACCACTAAAAGTAAAAATTATTCTACTTAAACATGGTTGGGTGCCGTTTGATCACTATCAACAGGAGATGGATTACATCACACAGCACGAGAGACGTAACAAATTTATAAGTAAATTAGCATTAGATACGGTTGGCAACACCTTAATTCTCTTTAATTACGTTGAGAAACATGGTGAGCCCCTTTACAATTTGATAAATAGTTACAATCAAAATCGCCGTTTGTTTTTTATTCACGGTGGAATTGATACTGAAGATCGTGAAGAAGCGAGAAGAATTACCGAAAAGGAAAAGGATGCTATCATCATTGCAAGTTATGGCACATTCTCCACTGGTATAAACATTCGCAATTTGCATAACGTTATCTTCGCTAGTCCCTCTAAGTCTAGAGTGCGAAACCTACAATCCATTGGTAGAGTTTTAAGGAAAGGCGAGAATAAATCACAGGCAACACTTTACGACATTGCTGATGACTGCACGAAGGGGTCATATCATAACTACACATTCAGACATCTAATAGAGAGGATGAAGATATACGAGTCTGAAGAGTTTGATTATGAAGTCACTAAAGTAAGATTCAAAAATGATTAATTACATCCAACACGAGCAAGAATTCTACGGAGTAGTCAAACTAGTCTCTGGTGATGAGGTCTTAGGACCTATGATCGCCACTGATGATAAGGGTGATACTCTTATTTTTGTGTCTAATCCTGCCAAACCACACGCTACACCTGTAGCAGAGGGTAAGCATCAAGGTCTTGCTATTGGTTTTACCAAGTGGATGATGTTTAGTGAAGAAGATTTTTATTTAATTAGAGAGCCAGATATAATTTGCGTAGCACCTATGAGTGATGATTCTATTGCCATGTATCGCATGTGGTTGCGTAGAGAATTTGGATCTAATGATGATTACACTGCACCTATGAATGAAACCATGGGACTTATTGGTAAAGTTGATGACTTCCGTAAGAAGTTAGAGAAGCAGTGGCGTAACACAGGTTGACGTAGACATATAACTGGTGTATACTTAAGACATTCGGAAGCAATAAATGCCACGGAAAGCAAAAAAACAACACTATGTAGATAACAAGAAGTTTCTCGACGAGCTCGTGGTATACCGCAAGGACGTTAAGCATGCTGCTGAAGAAGATCTACCCAAACCGAGAATCCCAAACTATATTGGAGAGTGCTTCTTAAAGATTGCTACTCACCTATCATATCGTCCTAACTTTATTAACTACATGTATAAGGATGACATGATCTGCGATGGGATTGAGAATTGTGTCCAGTATATCGATAACTTTGATCCTGCGAAATCGACTAACCCATTTGCATATTTTACACAGATAGTGTATTATGCATTCCTACGTCGTATTGCAAAGGAAAAACGTCAAATGGATATCAAAGACAAGTTGATTGAGAAGAGTGGATATGATGAGGTATTCTCAGTTGATACCAAAGACGATCATGCTCAGATGAATTCAATCAAGTCTAGAATTGAAACTACTATGCGAGGATAATACATGAATGTATTGGTTATAACTGACCAACACTTCGGCGTTCGTAATGACAGTCTAGTTTTTCTAGAAAAATATAAAGCATTTTATTCTAAAGTTGTCATACCAACCATCGATAAGATGGGAATTACTGAGGTATTGTGTCTAGGTGATACGTTTGATAAGAGAAAGACTATTAACTTTAATAGTTTAGATGCTGCAAAGGAGATGTGGTTTGACCCACTCCGTGATCGTGGTGTCACTATGAATATGTTGATTGGTAATCATGATATCTACTTTAAGAATACTCTTAAGGTAAATGCACCTGAGTTACTACTAAAGGACTATGACAACATTAATATTATTGACGTACCTGGAGACTATAGCATTGGTGGCAGGGATATGTGCTGTATTCCTTGGGTATGTGACGAGTCAAGAGATGCCACTAGAGATGCAATCGAGACTAGTGCTTCAGATATCTGTGTGGGGCATCTCGAGCTTAGCGGTTTTGAGGCTATACCTGGAATTGTTATGTCTCATGGGGATGACGCAGCACCCTACGATAAATTCGATATGGTCTTATCAGGACACTATCATCTAAAGAGTAAGAAAAAGAATATCCAGTATCTAGGTAACCCGAATCAAATCTATTGGAATGATTACGGTCAGAAAAAAGGGTTTCATCTGCTAAATACAGATGATCTAAAGTTAAAGTTTCAGCAGAATCCTTATGAGGTATTCCATAAGATCTACTATAATGAAACAACTCTAGATGATATCAAAGGTCTTGACTTTACAAACACCTACGTTAAACTAATCGTAGATGACAAGACTGATCAAGCAAAGTTTGACCAGACCATTCGCTACATCCAGTGTGGTAATGTAGCAGACTTGAAAATTATAGAAGATAACACTTATATTCTGGAAGACGTAACAGATGTAGAGGTAGAAGATACTCTTACTATCCTTGAAACCTGTGTCCAAGAGCTTCCACATAAAGAAGAAGTTTTTGCTATACTGAAAAATCTATACATGGAATCGGTAGAAGTCTGATGTTTGTCTTAGTCGAAAAGAAAACTGGTGGTGTGTACGCTGTTAAAGATGATAAGTCTTTTGAGCGTATCGTACAGATCTTTGCGATTAAAGATGACGCTGACAGATATCATCAAATGTTAATAGATGTAGATTTCCCTAGGGAATTAGATGTGGCAGAGGTTGAGCGTAAAGATGTTGTTTCAAATTGTAGACAACATGGATACAGGTATGCTATCATAACAGAGAATGACTTTGTTATTCCTCCACCTTCAGTCATAGACTAATGCCTTTATTTTTAATCGTCTTAGGTGCATCATCTATTGGTGCCACCATTGCACTTTATATCCTTCGTAAATACGACGACCCTAATACATGATTGTTTTTGAAAAAGTGAAGTGGAAAAATTTCCTATCAACAGGAAATGGATTCACATATTTAGATCTTGAAAGATATAAGTCTACCGTTGTTTATGGCGATAATGGAGCAGGGAAATCTACCATGTTAGATGCCTTATGTTTTGTATTGTTTAATAAACCCTTCCGTAAGATTAGTAAAGGTCAGTTAGTTAACACAATTAACGAGCGTGATCTATTGGTGGAAGTTGAATTCTCAGTAGGGCAGTCAAAGTATAAAGTAGTAAGGGGAATCAAACCAAATGTCTTTGAGATATATCGTAACGGCACACTTATTGACCAGTCTGCAGCAAATAATGACTACCAAAAGTATCTCGAGCAGAAGATACTTAAATTCAATTTCAAATCTTTCACACAGATTTCTATTCTTGGGTCTAGCACTTTCGTTCCATTCATGCAACTTAATGCTCCAAATAGAAGAGAGGTTATCGAAGACCTCCTCGACATCAAAGTATTCTCACGCATGAATTTGTTGCTCAAGGATCGCTTGAGAGACATAAGAAATGAAGTTAAAGAGTGTGAGCACACAGTCACACTACATCAAAAGACCTATGACATGCAAACTGCTACAGTGCAACGCATGGAAGGTATGGTTAAGGATGTAAATGATGACCTTGCATCACAGTTGATGTCATTAAAGGAAGAGAATTTTGCAGTAGAAACAAATATAGCATCAACAGAGACTGAGATCCGTGATCTTACTGACAAACTTGCCAACTCAGCATCATCACAGGCACAGTATAGTAAGATGCGAGAGTATATTGCATCTGTAAAAACTAAAGTAAATAGAAATTTATCTGATCTTGACTTCTTTATCAAGAATGATACCTGTCCTACTTGCACACAGACTATTGATACTGATACAAAAGTGTCTAGAGTGGATGATTTGAGTAAGAAAGATGAGGACTACCAGTCTAAACTGAAAGAAATGGAGCAGGTCTTAGAGAAACTTGACAAGAAAGTCAAGGCAGACTCGCAAATGGCAGCACAATATCAAACACTTAAGAGTAATTTAAAAGCATACACCAAAGAAAAGAAAACTATTGCTTCTAGACTCAACGCAGTCAAGGGTAAGAAGACTACCAACTCAGATTTAACCTGTGAGCAGGAAAAACTAAGCAAATTTAAGGAAGAGTTGGATAAAAAGGTAGAAGAATGTGCTGATGTCAATGCACAGGAGTCACATCACAAAGTGGTCAGCACCCTATTGCGTGATAATGGTATCAAGAGTAAGATAATTAAGAAGTTTATCCCCATTATCAACACACATATCAATAAATACCTACAAGATATGGATTTCTACGTCAATTTTACTCTTGACGAGGAATTTAACGAGGTAATTAAGAGCAGACATAGAGATATCTTTTCCTATGCATCCTTTTCTGAGGGTGAAAAGCAAAAGATTGACCTAGCATTGCTCTTTACATGGAGAGATATTGCTAGAATGAAAAATTCTGCAGCAACTAACCTCCTATTACTAGATGAAGTGTTTGATTCTAGTCTGGATACCAATGCAACAACAGATCTTCTTAAGATCCTGAGACGCATGAGTGATAATACAAACATCTATGTGATTTCTCACAAGATGATTGACACTCTAGTCGATGCATTTGAATCTAGTCTTGAGTTTGTTAAAGAAAATGACTTCTCGTCCCTTAAATACTCAGACCGTGACAACCCCTAACTGGCAACACCATTCAAAGAAAGAAAAGAAGCGACACTTGAAGCCACAAGCATTGCGTCAAGCAAGGAAACGTCGTGGACAGTTGTTAAAGTGTCTACTAAACCCTCCCAAGCGGAGGGTTTCTCATTATAATGAGTATATAATCATCGCACACACATGCTAATACAAGAAATCAAAGGATCACTCGCTAAACTACTTGCTACAGAAAATCTAACTGTTGAGCATTGTAAGTGTGAGACTGCATCATTCGATGTAAAGAATAGAGTCCTCTCATTGCCCCTCTGGATCGCCTCTGAGAGCGTTTATGACATGCTAGTGGGTCATGAAGTAGGTCATGCTTTATTTACACCTGCTGATGGATGGGAAAGTATGACAGATTTGCCTAAGTCTTATGTAAATATTCTAGAAGATGTGCGTATCGAGAAGTCAATGAAGGACAAGTTTCCAGGTCTTCGTAAAGATTTCTTCAAAGGTTACCGTGAGTTGAATCAGAAAGATTTCTTCGGTATCGGCATGATGGATCTTAACAAACTAAAACTTATCGACCGTATCAACCTATATTATAAGGTAGGCATTGTTGACCAGACTATACCCATCCCTTTCAAAAACGAAGAAGAAAAGAAATGGTTGGCACTAGCAGATCTATGTGAGTCTTTTGAAGACGTATGTGAGTTAGCAGCAAAAATTTACGAGTGGCAAGGTGAGCAAGAAGAAGATCAAGAGCATATCGATAACACACCTTCAACTGAAGATGATGGTGGAGATGCTCCCCAGATGGATACGGTTACGACTGAGACTTCGCAGGATGATGACGGTGACGCACAGCAACCTCAACCTAATCCTCAATCAAATTCAGACTCAGAGTCTGACGATTGGGAAGATAGTGATGAAGACCCTGCAACATCAAATGAAGGTGGTTTCAACTATGATGAAGGAATAACAGATAGAAACTTTGAAGATAACCTTAAGGAAATTGCAGAGCAAGAATCTTACAGGACACCAACATACGCTGATGTGCCCGAAGTAAATCTTTCTCACCTTGTTATCAAACCTGATCACTGGGTAAAAGTCCTACAAGATTTCTGGGGTCAGGATATCTATAGCGATCCTAACAATGAAAACTATATCGGTATCGACTTCTCTAAAGTTGACTCTGACTATGCATCTTTCAAGAAGAAGTGCAACCAAGAAGTCAACTACATGGTCAAAGAGTTTGAGTGTAGAAAAGCAGCGTCAGCATATGCTAGAGCGTCAGTTTCTAAGACAGGTGTCCTAGATACTACAAAACTACACACATACAAATACAACGACGATATCTTCAGAAAGATCATGTCCACACCTGATGGTAAGAATCATGGTCTTGTATTCCTACTTGACTGGTCTGGTAGCATGTATCGAGATCTTCACCAGACTGTAAAGCAACTTCTTTCTCTTGCATACTTCTGTCGTAAGGTAAATATTCCTTTCAGAGTCTATGCATTCAGTGATGCATACTGGGAAGGTGACGATACATACAGAAGGTCACATGGTTTTGACGAAGACTTCCGTGCATACAAGAATGCTCCTAAGGTAGGTGAGTTTTCTATCTATCCACACCTACGTC